TGTCGGATCTTGTTGTTGCGTAGACAACTTCTGTGTCCACAACTGGTAAATCCGATCCGCTTTGTCGGGCGGCAAGTAGAATGGTTCTGGGGGCGGAGTTACACCGAGCGGCTGTGCCGCGCCGCCTGCGGCGGAAACTTGTGCCTGCATGTCCCGTTCTTGCGCTTTCAGGTCAGAGTATTGCACCATCAAAGCAGCAAATTTCTGCTGTGCAGCAGCAGGATCGGGGCCGTACAACAACCGTGTTTCTGCGTCTCTCTGTTCGAGCGGAGCAAGTTCCTTTTCCCACCCAGCAAGTTTTTTCAGGGTTTCGGGCCATCCCACCGAATCCGAAACCCGTTTCCCCTCCGGGGAAACGAGAAAAGTGCCAAGCTGGTCGAAGTGGATTCCGAAATCATCCAGGCTTGGGTCGATTACCGGAATAACCGCCGAATCCACGAAATCCACCCACTGCTTCTTTGCGCCGTCGATTTGGTGGTTGACTTGTTCGTTAACGTCAGTCGGCAACCCACGAAGTTCCAAAATTCGGCGTTTCGCCGAGGGCGAAGAAGCGTCGTACAAGCCATCCGCCAACGCTTCGCGCGTCGCTTCGATTTGGTAAACGCTCTTGTCTACGTGGGCTTGCTTTTCTACTTTGACGTTTGTCTGCTCCATCAACGAGTCCTTCGTGAACATCTGTTGTTCCCAAGTCCCGTCTTCGGTTTCTCGGTCGTAGGTGTCGGGATCCACGCGGAGCGTGCCCAACATTTCGAGTTGGTGCCCCCAGATTTCCTCGTACATGTAAGTCAACGAACGCTCGCGTTCGGAACGGCGGCGCTCCGCTGCTTCACCAAGCAACTGCAACCCCGATGTTGTCGTGATGTTCTTTGGGGCTTCTCCAATTTCAATGTCTTGGGGGCCGGATTGTTGTTTGATGTCTTCGAGGATGGAGTTTCGTTCTTGATAAACGTTCGTATCGAACAACTTGTCCCCGAAATAACCGGGCGTCGAGTTTGGAGAAAGAGGGTCTATTTCATATCTCCAAATAGCCCCGCCCCCGCGCTCATCCCATTCCGGCCCTTCCAGATACATTCCCTTCGAAGTCATGATGTTTGGAGATCCGAGGCGCTCCCGCGCTTCGGTAATCTGGGAATCGATACCGTTCAGCCTGTTTTGCAGGCTGACCAGATCATCAACCATTCCCTTCCCGTAAAACTCTTCCGGCCTTACCTTCCACCGTGCCGCCGAATAGATGACTAACGGGACTTCGTTCTCCCCAACAACCTTGTAAAGTTCTGTTCGGAAAACAACTTTGTCGTTGATGATTACAACCGAATAACCCTGTGGATGCCGTGAAGTCTTCTCACAGTGCATCTCGTAAACTCGCGCATGTGAGTCGAATAAGTTCGAATCGTAGCCAAGGTTGTATCTTCCCAACATCTCCCAATCACCCAAAATCGGGTGGGTCCGCATGAGTTCGGTCGGGTCTTCCGGCATGAACTCGGAGCCGTCTGGCATTTGATAGCGTTCCTCGATCCAGTCCAGCGAACGCACCGTGTCTTGCCCAATGAGTTTCAGGTTGTGGGGATCTTTGTGGATGCCGTTGTTTTCGAGATACAATTCGAAGGGGGAAACAACGTCGAGCGCGGTGTTGCCGCGTGGAGCTTCCTTGAAAAACGGCCTCCCAACCGAATCCGTCGATCCTTCCATTTCCGGCGAAACTTCCATTGGCTGCAACGGAGTTGGCTCGTCACAGCCGGGGCAATTCGTTACGTTGTACCCTTCTTCCTCGTCGGAGTCTGTTGCCGTTTCCAGATGCTTTGCGTTCAGCGCGTCTGTTCGTGACAACGTTGGCGAAGCCAACGACATCCCGCACTGAGGGCAAGAGACTGCGTTCATGGAAGCAACAGAAGTCGTGTCGTCCCAGGTGTAGTCCCAGTACGACTTCAAAAACGCGGTTCCGTACAAAATCATGTGCAGCGCAGAAATATGTCGTTTGTCGGGCCAGAAAAGCTTGTCGAGACGATCCGACAAAATCTCTTCCCCGATCCGCGCCGCCGCTTCGATTCGTGGATCCCGCTTGGATGGGATTATTTTTGGGACAAGTTCTCGCTTAGTCAAAGAACTCAGTTCCAGTTCAACGGCTTTGTCGATTTTGTTCGTAACTGGCTTTGGGATCTCCCGCTCCTTCGAAGACCCTATGTCCTTGAATTGATACCCTCTAGCACCATCCACAAGGACAGCGCGGTCGAGTTCGATCCACTGACGGCCGAGATAGTAGTGGTGGTTCAAAGCCATCTGTTCCAGCCGCCTACAACGATAAACGTTGTACCGCGAAAAGAACCTGTTCTTGAAATCTATGAAATCTTCGTCCGGTGCGTCTGGAGACGGGAACCGGGTCATGGATGGACTTTGCATTTAGACTGCCTTTTCTTCGGGTTCGGGTGGGCGAGTTGTCGGACGCCATCCCGGAAGATATGAACGGGTGGGCTCTTTTTGACGTGTTGGCTGTGGCTCCGCCGCAGGCTGCATTGATTTCCAGGCGAAGGGAGACGTGACTGCGATTAGTTTGTCGGTGAGGCTTTTCACTTCCTCGGCATGGCTTCTGGACAGTTTTTCGAGCAACCCCAACAAATCGTTGACTTGAGCCGACAACAATGCTATTGTTGCGTCGCGGGGATCGGGTTTTATTTCCTTGCTAAACATAGACATACACTCATTTTACTCGATCTTCCTAGTATCTGATTCTTTGGCTGGCGTTGAAGCTTCGCTCAAACTTTTTGCGCTCTTTGTTCAACGCAGCAAAAACCCGCTGATTGTGGTGTTCGATTGGGGTCGTAGCCTTCCCCACCATCGAAATCGCTTCGCGTTGAGCACGATCCTCCACCGCCCAGGCTTGGGGTTGTAGATAACGTAAAGCATGAACCATAGCGTCAACTTGGTCATCATGCCTGCCGCGCGGAAACGCGGCGCACTCTTCCACGAAATCCGGCACCCAGGACGAGCGTTCGGGGGATGGAATATGGACGTTGCGGGACTCGATTATGGGGATGATTGACTGGAGTCTTGCATCCTTCGAGCCTTTCGGCGTGACTGGAATCATACCCGGAACTTCCCGCTGCATGATCTGCACAACGGCGGGACCGTTGGCTCGCGCTTCAATGATCTTTCCGATTGCTTTGGGGTAGATCGAAACGAAACGTCGAATCTTTTCAATGACTTGCGGAGCATTCATTCGGTCGCGTACTTGGTCTATCAAATAAAATTGGGCTCCGTGCCTGCCCCAGACTTGACCCACACAAAAGTCGGACTTTTGCATGTCGAAGAACGACAAATCCCAGGACTGGATCATGATGTCCATTTCGGGTAAGTCTTCCCAATAACGCCACCACGTCCGTTTTACTGCGTTTCCTTCTTCGGGAGTGGGGGTTTGCTGGTAGAGAGCGGAGAAATGGTAGGGGGACATTCCTTTGCGAATGTCTTGAAGTTTTTCGATTGGGAATCGAGCGGGCCACAAAGCTTCACCGGGTTTGCGGCCGATCTCGTCGTTGTTGCCGGCGATAGCGGGTAATTTCAATATTTCGTATTCGAGTCCTTGGCGCTCGTTTTCGGTGTTTGGCTTTGAGAAAGCTTCTAATCTGCCCAGCAAATCGTCTTGGTGCCAACGAGTTCCGAGCACAACGATGAAGCCACCGGGTTCGAGTCGTGTCATCACGACTGTTTGAAACCAGGACCACAACGCTTCGCGTTGGATTTCGGATGATGCTTCTTCTTCGTTTTTGATAGGGTCATCGACGATGATTATGTCTGCGCCCTTTCCTGTGATCGGGCCTCCGGCTCCAGCCGCCATCATCCCGCCCCCAGAAGTCAAGTTCCAGCGGTGAGCGGCGGTGGTATAGGGGTCGAGGGATAGACTGAAATCGTTTCCAACATCCCTAACCCAGTCCCTCACACGCCTGCCCCACGAAGCAGCGAAGTCGTGCTCGTAGGAAATGAGGATTATTTTGCGTGCGGAGTTTCGCGCAAGGCACCAGATTGGAAACCAGTGGGAGATGAATTCGCTCTTACCATGTCTAGGGGGCATGTTGACGATGAGCCGTGGCACTCGCGCAGTGCCGTTTTCGAGCGCAGCGAGCTTTTCGGCCAGCAAGTCTAGGTGGGGGGAACGTACCCATTTTCCGCCGGAAGCGTGCTCTGCGAAAGCGGCGGGATCTTCGAGGACTGTCGTTATGCCTACTCCGCTGGCGGCGGCTAGCGATTTTAGCTGGGCTACGAGGTCTGCGAGTTGAGGGACGGTTAATGTGCTTTTCGCGGCGATGAGTTCGGACAGGGATTTCGGTAACATGTTGTTTTATTGTACTACGTTGGATCGAGAAACAACTTGACAGGAGCGGTAGCCCCGCGTAGATTGTGGGGGTGAAAGTGCTGATTGCCGGAAGCCGGGACTTCAAGGACTTGGAACGTGTTCGAGCGTATGTC